GACTCTATGATCTTATCTCTATAGATAGACGAGATCTTTAACTGATACCACTTCTATCTATAAATTTCTCTTTTTCAATTCTCTCTAAGAAATTTCCTATAAAATTTTACCTTAAGATATTTATAAGTTAATAAGGCTTTCTTACACTTCGTTTCAGAAAGCCTTTACTATCTTAACTTTCTAATTATCTATGCTAATTAGGTGCTCTCTCAAGGTCATTGAGAAGGCCATTAGGGGCCATATAGGGAAATAACGACACACCCTTACGGCTTTTTTCTTGGCCAAGTCGGGCCACTGCAACAACTTAGCCGGTTTCTTCTCCATTACTATTGACTCATTATTATATTCATGTTCTTTTCTTATGCGAGTTCCCAACACTCCGTTGGAAACATTCTATTTATTCCAGTGAGGTATCAAATGTTTAAGAAAAGTGGGAAAGGAAACAATCCTAGTATTGGGCAGACTGGTAATATTGGGAATGAAAAGTCTAGTGGTGGTAAGTATCCGTTCCTTCCTAATGATTATTTAGGTTCTATGAACCGTCCAGAGAAATCAGGACCAATTGCTAATAATTCATCCAGTGATATTCCTTTTCTACCTAAGTCTCCAGAGAAGTTTTAACTATGGCTAAAGCCCATGCCATTATCTATAAAGTATTATCTCCAGCAGGTTGGGCTTATACATTTGACAGAATAGATTTATTAGATGCTGGCATAGATAACAATGGAACTGAAGCCAATGCAAATGCAGCACTGGATGCAATTAAACCTTTGATCCTAAATTTACCTGGAAGTTTATCCAAAGTAACTTTAGTTATTGATACTTTTGAGGGATAGGAGAATTCAATATGATCTTAGTATTAGCTAAGATAACAGAGTTAGTAACCCAAGAATCAGGAAAATGTTTCTTATATGAATTTGGATTAGATACTAAGTTATCTGCTAACTTAGACTACAAAGCTGTTGTCTTTCAAATGCTAGTCAAAGATAAGTTACCTGAATATGAAGTAGGAGAATATTACACTTTTACCAGTAAATCTTTTATTACAGCTTCTCCTCAAGTTGTTAGAGCAACATATCAAGGTAACGTAGCAGGAGAGTCCTAATGTCTATCATAGCAGGCCCATTACAAATATTTGGATCTCCAGCACAAATTAATATAGGAACAACTGATACAATTGTTGGTATTGTTAGAAATGTTTTTGGGGCTAGATATATTCTAGGTTGGTTTAGTGCTGCTTCTACATCCAATCCAATAACATTTGGTGCTGGGCAAGCATGTTTAGATGGAACTAATGGTACTATTGGTGGCTCAGTAACAATTTCAGGATTTGGTTCTGCTGCTGCTAATGGTGCTGGTGGTGCATGGGGAGTTTGGGCACATAATGGAATTGTAACCCCAGGACTTAATCATCTTTTATTCCCATTTGTTCGAGTCTTTGCTTCTGCACCAGCAGGTGCAACAAATGTTACAGTTAATATTTGGCCTATATTTGATGAACATATTCCACAGTTTGCACGAGGACAAAATATTACCCTTCCGTTCTAACCATGAAATCTCTAACCCAAGAAGAAATTAAAGAAATTTTTGGAAACTTTACTCCATATCTTACTAAAGAAGGTATCCCTAATATCCAATGGGAAACTGACAAGTTAACTAGTTTTAAGTTACCAGCACCAATGAATTATGGTTTAATAAAAGTTACAAGAACAAGATGCCACATAAAAATAAAAGAACATCTTAAAGCAGCTCTCACAGATTGTTATAATATTCCAGAAGTGTGGGATACTATTAATGATTATGGTGGCTGCTATAACTTTAGATTACAACGTAAGAGTACTACTAGTTTATCAACTCACTGTTGGGGAATATCTATAGATATAGATGTTGCAGATAATCCATTTGGTCGTAACCCTCGGGTCAACCCTAAAATAATAGAGATATTCAGAGAGCATGGTTTCTTATGGGGTGGTAATTTCCCATTAAAAAGACGAGACGGTATGCACTTTGAATTCTTTGACCTAAGGAAACTCTAAATGGTTGATGATAAACCAATTAAATTAACTTGGCCTCAAACAGTATGGGCTGCTGCAATTGTTTTTATTCTCGGTGGTTTATATGTTCAAATGGATTATATAAGAAAAGATATTAAAGAATTAACTCTAGCTATTGGGGAGACATACAGTAAAGAAATAATTAATGAAAAGAATGTCTTAATATGGGAGCATATTAAAGAGTTAGAGTCTACAGTTTATGGAAAGGTTAAACCTAAATGAATATTGGCCTAAAGGTAATTAAGGATTCTCCGTCACTTAAGAAGCGTATGGAGAAGATTGATAACAATCGTTTAACACGGTTAAAGGAAGCAAGAGATACTAAGAACTTTAAGTATATGATTGAGAATTGGGCAGATGAAAAATTAACTAAGAAGGTCTTATCAGAAGAACAACGTATGGCAATTTATCTCATGACAGATTTTGTTCATAACTTTTCTTACGAGTATATTGCTGTTCGTTTAAATGTTTCTAAAGAAACAATAAGTAAGTGGCGTAATGACCCATTCTTTATCCAGCAATTAGATAAAGAACTTACTCGTCGTCGTTCTTTTATTCGCCTCCATGCATTTAGAAATGTGCATCGTGCAATTCTTCGTGGCGATATGAAAGCTACCTGGAATTATCTTAAGATGTCTGGTGATCTTAAAGAGAATATTAATATTGTGGATCGTACAGGTGAGCATGAATTATCAGAGCATGAACTTGAAGCAGAGATTGCACGTCTTTCTAATAACTTAGCAAATGCTAATACTCCTAGTCAGTCTTAAACTAGACTGCTACATGAGAATATCTTAATTATGCTGAGTCCTTTACAAGAAACTGTTGCTCTTGATCTTAAGAGACAACTTAGAACACTTCTTAAGGAAAAAGAACGTAGACTTGGATTAACTGACTTACATTATTTCTGTAAACATATTTTAGGATATTCAGATTTAACAGATGAACATGGATTCCACGGGGAGTATTGTAGACACTTACAAAATCTTGATAATAAATTCAAGTTGTCTCTCACTCCCCGTGGTTCCCTTAAATCTTCAATAGGTACAATAGGTGGTTCATTACAAGCAATAGTTAAAAATCCAAATGTTCGTATTCTATTAGCTTCAGAAAAATTTACAATTTCAACCAAGTTCTTATCAGAAATTAAAGGACACATAGAAAATAATGACAAGTTTAAAGATCTTTATGGTGATATAAAGGGAACTCTTAAATGGACAGAATCTGAAATTATAGTTAATAACAGAACTAACTGGAAGAAAGAACCAACTATATCGTGTGCAGGTATTGACGTTACTAAAGTCGGTATGCATTATGATATAATCAAAGTAGATGATCCTCACTCCGATCAAAATACAAGTAGCCAAGATCAGATTGATAAAGTAATTAGATGGTATAAACTTCTACTGTCTCTTGTTGATCCTGGTGGTTACGTAGATATAACAGGAACTATTTGGCATTATAGTGATCTATACAGTTATATTATTAATAAGGAACGTGAGAGAGTAGCTGCCGGCCGTAAGAAAAGATTCTCTATATTTCAGAAAGATAGTTTTGAAGGAACTAATGACGATCTTTTAAATGATAGAGTTCCAGTAAATAAACTCTTATGGCCTGAGAGACTTAGTGCAGACTTTCTTAAAGATCAGTTAATAGAACAGGGTCCATACATATTTAGTTGTCAGTACCGTTTACAACCTGTTGATGATGAAACTGCAATATTTAGAAGAAGCTGGATTACTACATGCACTCCAGATGAAGTTCCTAAGAATATTAATATGTACTCCACTATTGATCCAATGCGAGACGAAGATGGAACTGATTACTTAAGTATTATTACTTGTGGTGTGGGCGAAAATTGGAGATTTTATATCTTAGATGTTGTTCGTGAAAAAGCTGATGAGCATGATACTGTAGATGCAATGTTTAATGTTTACCAACAGTATAAACCTATTAAGATGGGATTTGAATCTGTTGCTTGGCAGAAATCATATTATAAATATGTTACAATGCTTCAAATGATGCGTGGTATTAGAATGCCAGTTACACAATTAAAGACCGACAACAAGACAACCAAACGATTACGAATTAAAAGTATGGTTCCATATTGGAAAGCCGGATTATTTACCATCGTATGTGATAATGGATTAGATAATCTTAAAGGTAATATGGCAATATTAGTAGATGAATTAACTAGATATCCTAAAGTTCGTAATGATGATTGTGTGGATGCACTTGCTTATATGAATCAATTAACACAACGCCCTGGAGTTATTCATATCTTATCTAAGATCCATCCAGGTTCATTTAAAGCTATTAAAAATAGGATTAAGAAGTATAAAGGGGTATTAGGTTCTAATAATATTCGTAGGAGACGACATGGCTAAAGATAAAATAGAGCCTGATGAGGTTAATAAATGGTTTGATGAAATATCAATATCTTTAAAATGGCGTAAGCCGTATGAGGATACTTGGAGACGTAATATAGATTTCTTAAAGGGTAAAGTTTATGACGATACCGATGAAGCAGATCGTATTTGTGTTAATATGGTATATCCGTATGTTCGTGTAGTTATTCCCGCAGTCTACTCACGTAACCCAGATGTTCTAGTAAATGGTCGTAAACGTAATGATCAGAATGATGAATTAATTCGTAAGCGTGCTGAATTAATGCAAAATCTTCTACGTTATTATCTTAAAGAACTTGATATTAAATCTGAAGTTAAACTTTGTATTCTTGATGCTATCCTAACAGGACACGCTTGGGTTAAGACAGGATATGAAACACAATTTACAAAAGAAGAAAAAGAAATTTCAAAGAAAAATGAAACTGCTGCATCTATCTTACTTAAGGCTTTAGGTGTTAAAGAAAGTGAAGAAGAAACTGAAGAAACCCCGACATATAATGAAAAGATTACATCAGAATCTGCATGGGCATTAAGAGCTTCTCCATTTGATATTATTGTTCCATTACTTAGCCGCCGTCCTGAAGAATTATTATGGATTGACGACCGTAGTATTTGTTCTTATGATGAAATAATGAACAATGATGATTATTATACAAAAGGATTAAAGCCATCTGCTAATGCTAATCAATTACTTGCTGCTTTACGTGGTGGTAATTATAATTCATCTCAGTTTGGTGATAAGCTTAAGTATATAATTAAGCATGAAATTTGGGATAGTACTTCTAAAAGTGTTATTACACTCGCTGAAGGGTTTGATAAACCACTTTTAGTTAAACCTTCTGAGTATACGTTCTTAGATAGTAAGTATCACCCATTTAAGACATTACGCTTTAATGAATTAATAGATGAGTTCTACCCTCAAACAGATATTGAACCCGCTGAACCACAGTTAGAAGAATTAAATGAAGTTCGGACACAAATGAATAATCATCGTAAACGTTATAATCGTCGTTATATTTCACGTCCTAGTGCATTTGATCCACAATCTAAAGCTGACTTAATTCAAGGTGATGATGGTACTATTGCAGAAACAACACCACAAATGGATGATAAGCCATTACAGGATATTATACAACCTTTAATAGATGCACCATTACCTCCAGAAGTATATGCTGTAGAAATTCGTACTAAGGATGATATTGATAATATTCTAGGTACTAATGCTTATGCTAGTGAAGCATCAGGTGGGGCACGTACAGCTACAGAAGCATCTATTATTGCATCACAATCTCGTTTTAGAGTTGAAGAACGAGTTGACCAAGTAGGGCTATTTGTTGAAGGTATCTTACGTAACCTTGCTATGATATCTATGTATTTCATGAGTAAAAAAGATATCTATCCTATTCTCGGTACTGATGCAATGTATTGGGAACAGAAATCTTCTAGACGTGATATCCAAAGAGAATATGATTTTGAAGTAGCTTACGGTAGTATGATGCCCATTAATAGAGAAGTCGATCGTGAACAGTTCCTTAAGTTATATGTCTTAGCAAAAGATGACCCCTATTATGATCAGGTTAAATTACGTTTACAATTAGCACGTAAGTTTGATTTAGAGAACCCTGAAGATTGGCTAGTTCCTGAGATAGCAGCAGAGATTGATAAACAACGTATGAAAGCAGCAAAATTAGGTTTACTCCTGCCGGGTGTCGAGGATCGCTCAGGAACGAGTCCGGGGGTTGGCAGGGTTCCAGACTTAGGCAAGCGTGGCGGGGGCATCCTGAGCGATCCTCAAGCGTCTGGTGACGTTTCAGGAGCGGAGGCGGAAGTCCCCGGAGGTAAGGGAGGCACGGCCCTAGCAGATAGCCCATATTAATATGCCATTATATTGTTTTAAGTGCCCAAATGAACATAAGATAACAAAGTTTAAAGTAACACCTTATAAACGTAAGAGGAAGAATAGGTGTAAAGAGTGTGGATTATATTTAGCTAGAGACTATGAGGAGGAAATGAAAACTGGTAAAACAAAGGAAATACATTTAGATTATAGTAATGATCCTATTTCACATTTGTCTAAGAAACGTAGCTTCAAAGGTATTATGATTGAGAATCTCACTCCACAGCCTGTATTTGTGAGAACTGAGAGACAATATCATAAATTATTGAAAGCTACACACTCGTTAGAGAAGGGGCGGTAAATGATTAAGAAAAATGGAGAAGCAGACGATACTACTGAGGAGAAAGATACTACATCTACAGAAGAAACTAATGATGATTCTTCTGATGATGAAGAAGATTCTTCCTCAAAAAGTAGGTCTGATTCTACTAATGATGATGATAGCGAGGACGATGAGGATATTAGTAAGAAGTATTTTACTGATCCTAAGTCCATAGAACCAAAGATACGTGGCGCATTTAAGAAAATGCAGGGTCAATATACTCGTAAAATGCAGGAGCTTTCTCAAGGTATTGAGAAGTCCAGAGCATTTGACCAGTTAATACTTGATCCTGATTTTCGTGCATGGATGGAACAACGTAAAGGTAATAGGGCTACTAACAAACAGGAGATAGAGCAAGACGACGATAATGGTGATGATGAAGATGCACCATTAACTCGTAAGGCTCTAAAATCCGAAATTGCTAAAGCACTTGAACCTATACGTAAGGATAGAGAAGATGAAAAAAGAGAAAGGTATCAGCAGCAATTGCGCCAACAAGCTGATATCTTTAGGAAAGCAAATCCAGATTGGGAAATCTATAAGCATGAGATTATTGATCTCATGAATAGTCATCCTACACTAACTTACAAGCAGGCTTATAAACTTGCGATTGAGGAAGATGAAGATTCCCCAGAAGAAAAAGATAGTATGGATCGCAAGCGGAAGGGTAATATAAGCAAGCCTAGTAAAACTAGTGCTAAGGATGTTGAAGAAAAGAAGGGTAAGATGTCTATTATGGATGCCTATCATGCAGCTAAAAAGAAATTAAAGTTATAAGGAGAAATAAATGCCAGCCGGTAATCCTAGTTATGATGCTCTATTATCTACTACTCTCGCAAATTATCGCGATCAGTTTGCAGATAATCTGAGTCAGAGTTTCTTTTTAATGTATTGGTTAACTACTCAGGGTCGTAAGATCATGGAAGATGGTGGTGAGTCAATTGTTGTTCAGTTAATGTATGGTAAGAATTCTACTGTCAAGTCATATGAAGGCTATGAAGTACTTGATACTACTCCGCAGGAAGGTTTAACTTCTGCTAAGTATCCTTGGAAACAGGTTGCAGGTAGTATTGCAATCAGTCGAAAAGAGGAACGGCAGAATTCAGGTGAACAACGTATTATTAATCTCTTAGAATCAAAGGTACAGCAGGCAGAGATTAGTATGCGTGATGAGATAAACCGTATGTTATATGCAGATGGTAGTGGTAATGGTGGTAAGGATCTATCTGGCCTTGCCTTACTTGTAGAGAATGGTTCTGTTTGGGGTACTGTAGCAGGTATTGATCGTAATGATATTGCTAATACATGGTGGAGAAATCAGTGGGTTAGTTCAGGTGGTATTGGTGCTTTAACTGCATCAATGCAGAATGGTTATAATTTAGCATCGCGTGGTAATGAGCATCCAGATATTGGAGTTACCACTCGAAATGTTTATCAGGTATTTGAAACTTCACAAGTAGCAAATCAGCGATTTGTAGATTCTCGGGTTGCAGAGTCACATTTTGAACTCATCAAATTCAAGGGTATGATTCTTGGATGGGATGAACAGTGTGATACTGGTGTTATGTACCAGCTTAATTCTAAGTATCTTGGTTTTGTAGTTGATAAAGAGACTGACTTAATCACTACTGATTTCGTCCGTCCTGAAAATCAGGATGCTAAGGTAGCACAGATTCTATTAATGGCAAATCTTGTTTCTTCAAATTGTGCTCGGCAGGCTCGTATTGATGGACTAGTTTAATCTAATAAGAAATAAATGAAGTTAACATAAAGGGGATAAAGTGTTAATTCCGCGTGTAAATCGTGGGCTACCTGATAAAGTATTTGCAATTGTCCGTAATTTTACATCAGCAACTATTTTGGATGGTATAGTGTTACGTTGGGCTACATCAGCAGATGTATTATCTGGATATACACGTATTCCAGGTGTAGATGTAGCAGTAGGTACTGCGGCAGTATTGAGTGCAGCAGGAATTTCTGCTGTCGCTAATACTATCACTGGACATATATCTGGTGAGTATGGATTATGCCAGGTATATGGATATCATAGTAATGTTTCTTCTAGTGGTGCTACTGATGCAGTAGGTGTTACTTATATTGCAGGAGCAGCAGGTGTAGTTAATCCAGCTGGTGCTGCTGCGGATGATCCTTCTGCACGTTTGGGAGTTTGTATTACTACAGGAGTTGGTAGTCGTTCTGGTGTAATAATTAAGTGTATGGGTTAAGAGGATAATATGTTAATGAAGGGGAGCCCCATAGAGTTATACAGGTGTCGTTCTTGTTTCAACTTGCTAACAATGCATCATGTAAAAAAGAATGGTGCTTGTAAGTGTGGGAGTCGAACTCTTACTGGTGGTTCCCCTTCATCTTTAATTGATTATATCAAATGTTGGTGGTGGTCTTTAACTTTGGAGTAATAATGCCTAGAACACAAGATGAGATGGATGAGCAGCCAGCAGTATTAATAGCAAATACATCTACTGGTGAGAGATATGATCTTAATAATATTTCTGGAATTAGGAAAGCTCAATTAATGCGAGATGGTGAAGCTGATTTAAATACTTTTGCTGGATATGGTGATAATATTAGTGGTGTTCGTAAGAAGGCTCTTATGGATGCACAGAATGGATTAATTGAAGAGATTAAACAGCAATTACCCGACATTCCTAACGTCTATAAAGTAGGGGATACAGTTAAATTTAAGAACTTAATGACTGAGATATTAGAAGTAGACGCGTCAGAAGGGGTTAAGATACGGAGAAGTAATGGAGTTATCTCTAAATGGATTCATCACTCAGATACTAGACTTGAAAAAATGAATCCTAAGGACTAATAATGAATCATCAGGACATGATAAACCAAGTTTCTGATGAGTTGAGAAATACTTCTATTCAAGAGAAGATAACACGATGGCTTAATTTAGCTATTGTTGATTTGGCTACTACCTACGTATTTACTTCATTACATAACTATAGTTTTACTGTAACAACACCAGGAATTCCAGATATAAATCTTGACGCTGATTTCTTATGGATTAAAACAGTTCAAATGCCAGATCAGGATCGTAAGTTATGGCCGGAAGATGAACAAAGATTATCCGAATCTGATCCAAAGTATCGTACACAAATAGGAACACCTACACATTACTATTTCTCTAAGCCAACACAAATATCTTTATATCAAGTTCCGGGTGGAACAGCTGAGAGTGTTACATGGTCATATCAAAAACGTCCTATCCAATTAAGTACTTTAACTGATACTTCTGACTTACCAGAAGAATGGCATAATTTAATTTGTCAAAAAGCAATTACTGCTGGATTAAGATATGAGAAGAATGATTCCGACTATGGTAAGTCTATTCAAGCTGAGCAAATTTTACTTAGGTCATTAGGAACAATGATATACCGTAGAACAGATGTAACAGCAGTATTAGGTGGGAGTACTACTAGACGTAAACCAGCACGTCCTAAACTTCCTTCTAATTTCCCTAATAGGTATTAATATGGGTGTTATTCCAATTGAATTAGGTCCATTTACAGAAGGGGTTAATTTAGTTGATCCAGCGACTAAGTTAACTCTCCATGAAGTAAGACAGTGTAAGAATTTTAGAATTGGGGTACGTGGGGATTTAGAGAAACGTCCTGGATTTAATGAATATGGGTCAACGCCACAAGAAATAGGTGCTAATCGTGTAAACCTACTTCTTAGATACTATAAGAGTGATGGCTCTAGATTACTAATTGGGGCAAGTGCAGGATTACTTAAATTTGGGAATGACTCAACAGGTGCTTGGACTAATATTAGTATTAATGGAACCGGCGCTAGTATGGGGTCCAATCTTGCTGACTGGATGGTATATAAGAATCGTTTATACATTACAGATGGGACTAACCCCCAAAGATATAATGGAACAGATGATATTTATGCTGGACATTTTGTACATGCTGCTCCTACTACAGCAGAAACAACTGGTGGGGCATTAACATTACTAGGAGTTTATAAGTATAAAGTAGCAAGTGTTGCTGGTGATATGGGGGAGGGAATTGCAGGAGCGGAAGCAACTAGAGCATTAACTGGTGCAAATAATCAAATTAATCTATCAGTAATGGCAGCGGCACCTGCAAAGCATGAAGAAACATTTAAGAGGATTTATAGAACTAAAGCTGGTGGAACTCTATTTTATTTTTTAGCACAGGTTGCAACAGGAACCACAACATATAATGACCAATTAGCAGATACAGCATTAAGTGAAGAATATATTCCAGTACATGCTCCACATACTGATTGTAGATTTGTTATTGTGGGCCATGATGATAGAACATATTGGTTTGGTAGAAGTGGAGTTAATGCATCATTAGTTGATGTTTCAGATGTGGGATTTCCAGATCGTATTGTTGATACAGCAAACTTTTCAGTAGCAAATAATGACGGAGACATTGTTACTGGTGGTGGTTTAGTACCCGGCGGTATTGTATTTTTTAAACGTAACTCTTGTTGGCTACTAAGAGCATATGGCTTTGGATTAATTAATATTCATCCTAGAGAGAAACGTGGCGCTGGTATTGGTACACTCTCTCATTTTAGTATTGTTACAACTCCAGCAGGTTTGATATTCTTATCCCAACGTGGCGAAATATATTTATTTGATGGGACAAACTTAAGAGAAATAGGGCGTAAGGTAGCTTCTGAATTTGATGATATGTCTACCAATAGTTTTACTAAAGTTATTTCTTGTTATCATGATTATAGATATATCATTAGTTATGATTTTAGAAACCAACATGGGCATAATTGGAGAACACTTGAGTATGATACAAGAGTTGATAAGTGGGAAGGGCCGCATGAGAATCCTGCTTATTATACACCTTCCTATTATTCAGTTTGGGATTCAGCTTTAGATAAAGGTGAATTATATTGGGGTGAGGCACAAACAGCAGTAGGTGGATTTGTATATGGGAGAAATGAATTATCTAAATTAGATAGAGGAAATAAATTTGTTTCAATAATTCAAACTGGTGCTTTATCATTAGCTGGTTTAGGTGAAGTAATATCTACTAAAGCATTTGTTCATGGTGAATTTTCTACAGATACTAGTTTAGTATTTTCTCATATTGATGAGAGAAAGATAAAAACTAGTGTTTCTTTAAATACCCCAGTCCTTACTACTTCTGCTAAATGGGATTCAGGTGTACAGTGGGGGATTGATGCACAAGGTGGTAAATGGGGTGGATTAAGTTTTCAAGTAGTAGAGGGTTCATTAGGTCCGTGTCGTTCAAGAGTTCCTATTTATGAAATTACTGATGGTGGTACAGCAACAAGTATTAAAATGAATTTATTCCAGTTACTTGCTGAAGGTTTACCTCTTAAATAAGAGGAATGATAATGGCAATTATTGCTAGACCAACTAAAATATCTGCCGGTACAGACTATGTTGCTGGCTTTGATATTTTAGTCGATGAAATGAATGATGATTTAAATACTATTTATAGTGATTATAATGGTAATATTACAGCAGCCAATGCTTCTGCATCTGCTGGATTTTTAGGCACACAAATAGCAACTAAACCTAATGGTATTCAAACAGCTAATATTTCTGCTAAAGCTGTAACAGATGTTGAATTAGCAAATGATCCAGCAGTTTCAGCGTTACGTGCAGTTGGACCAGACCATATTAAACCAGAAGCTATAATTTTACAGCATGTTAAATTAGCAACATGGGATTCTGTTCCCGGGGGTAGTGTTTCAACTATTATTTCAGGAGCAACAGGATTAACTCCATTAACAGCTATCCCTCTAATGTGGACAATTATTATTGCGGGAGTTCCTAATAGTGCTGAACGTATTACAGTTCATACTCATCTTCATTCAGGAACTAATGAATATTATTTAGTAATTGGTAACCCTAATAACGTAGCAGGTGGGGAGCCTTCAATCTCTCTTGTTGGGTTGACTTTCCGCTTACTTTATATTCCAATTTCATAAGGATAGTTTAATGGCTATCAAGTTAAGATATCTTGATACTGCTAAAGGTCTAAGTCCTTATGAGCTAGAACTTATAAATAATAATTATTGGATGATAGAGCAAGCACTTAATTCAGTAGGTGCTGCATCACCATTAGTTCCTGGTAGTGGTACACCACCAATAAGTGATCATCATTTATTAACTAATTTAACTACATTTGATGATCATCCTCAATATGCTTATCTAGCAGGTAGATCTGTAAGTCCAACATGGTTTGGTGGTTTAATAGCTGGGCAAAATATAACATTACGTGGTAATGCAGCAGATACATTAGGTGCTGGCGTTAATGTTATAATTGGTAATACTTCTCAAGGTGGTATTGTAGTTGAACCAACTGCTATTAACTCTGGCGGCGAGGCTCAGTTACTTAGATTACAGGGTAGATCAACAGGTGGTGGTAGTACAGGATATTTAAATGCAACAGAGGGTGGGTCATTTAGAATTAGGATTTCAGACTATAATTCTTGGTTTTATGGAAATGGTACAACAACAGGAACTATTTTTGGGAGTAGCGAAATAGGATTTGAGTATAACTTAAGACTATTTTCATTTGGAACAACAGTTATTCCACTGACAATAAGAGGGTTAGCAGGGCAGACAGCTAATCTTTTAGAGTGGCAGGATAGTACTCCTACAATTTTAGCTTATGTAGATAAAGATGCATATATAGCCAGTCGTCGTTTTTTAATGTTAGGATCTACATCAGGAATTCTTACACATATAGCACCAGCTGCTATTACTGATTATTCATTAACATGGCCTGACGTTCAATCGGTAGGTATTGGAGTTTTAACTAATGATGGTAGTGGTAATTTAACATGGGCTGCTGGTGTTGGTGCAGTAGAATTTGCAGACAATGTTTTTCGCATTTATGATGATGGGACAACAACAAAGAAATTAGCATTTCAATGTTCAGGTATTGCTGCTGCTACTACTAGAACATGGACTGTTCAAAATGCTAATGGTACAGTAGCATTACTTAATGGTATAACTCAAAGTTGGGCAACTACTCAAAACTTTTTAGGTGCTGTAAATGTTTCAGATACTTTATTTACTCTTAATGATGCTGGATTTATTAATACATTACAATTTACTGCTACTAACGCAGGAATTGTTCTAGACTCACCAGCGTCAAGTGGTGTTATAGCTTTAACTACAGATATATTGACAACAGTTCGTAGAAATTCAGGTGCAAATATTGGATCAAGACCTAGATTAAATTTTATTGAAGGAACAGATATTGTTCTTACAATAACTGATGACCCTGGTAACAATGAAGTAGATATACAAATAGAGAGTACAGCAGGAAGTGGGAGCGGGACATTTGTATTAGCAGAAACAGAACAAGATTTAGGGACACCAGCCCGTAAAGGTGGAACATTTGATATAACAGGATTATCTAGTCTAACTACAGATAGACAAGTAGTAGTTATTCAAAAAGCTGCTCCATTTACAGATAAAGGAATACTTAAGGATCATGGCGAGCTTGACCATGTATTAGTAACTGCCTATGTACTTAACGCTACTACAGTTAGATGTCATTGGTTTAGTGCTACCTTTGTTCAGGGTAACTTTAAATTTGGGTATGTTGTCAGCGGGTAAGGAGAATACATATGGCAGTTATTGAAACTGGATTAGGTACTGCTGGTCTACTTGTTGTAGACCCAACAACTGGTGCTGCTAGGTCAGTAGCAATGCCTACTGAACATGCAGATGGTGGAACTAATTATGGGCATTATAGTTGGGGTGGATTTAGTGGGGTAATGGCAGTTAGTTTAGGTGCAGCTACTGAATTATTTCAATTTAGATGGACTTCTGGTGTCGCTATAGCAGTAATAAAAAGAGTTAGGATTAGTGTTGCAGTTTCCACAACATTATTTGCTGCTAGCACACCCATGAATATAGATATGGTAAAATCAGGTACGTGGTCTGCACAGGGTACAGGTGGGACAGGTATCACTCCTGCGGCTACATTAAAAAGACGTGGCGCAAATATGGGTAGTACTGCGTTAGGTGCAGGAGATATGCGTATTGCTACTACAGCAGGACTAGGTGCTGGAACTAAAACATTAGAAGCTAATGCCTTGGCAGCAATCTCTGCTGGATTACAGATAACAGGATCAACTAATCTTACAGTTATCCCTGCTGCTACTGCATTATTTGACGCTGAAGAAGGTAGTGGACATCATCCATTAGTTTTAGGACAAAATGAAGGATTTAGTATTATAAATAGAATAGCATTACCAGCAACAGGCACATGGGGATTTTCAGTTAATGTAGATTGGATGGAGAATACTGGTTATTAAGGAAGGGGGTAACAAATGGCTTTTCCTTATATGGCAGCAATTAGTGGTGCATCTGCTTTAGCAGGGCTCTTAGGTAAGAAGAAAAATAAGTATCAACCCATGCAGCCTTTCTCATTTAATCCTAATGAAAATGACCCAGAGTTATTATTACGTAGACGTAGGGCATTAGAAGAAATATCAAGGGATCGAGGACGCACAGTAGATGAAATAGGTAGAGCAGGATTATTAGGTTCTAGTGCAGCATTTGGTCAATTAAATGAAAGCGCAGCTAGAGGTGCTAGAACATTAGAAGATCTTGATGCAGGTGCATATGGTAGACAAAGAGATGATGCATTAGCATTATATCGAGATGAAGCTAATTTTGCAAGACAGCGTGCATTATTAGGTGACCAATATCAAAACCAGCAAGGGTTAATGTCATTAGGTGCCTTAGGTGATATTGGTGGTGACTTAGGTAGTTTACTTGATGAGTATCTTAATCCTGAATCTATGTTCTCTAAGGATGAGATATTACAAGCATTAACTGGTCAACTATATTAAGGAGACTAAGATGGGAATTTTAGATGCATTAACAATCTTAGGCTCTGGCGTAGGTAAAGGTTATAGAGGTTCACAAGAAACTAGACGGCAATTAGCCGAAGCTAAACGTAGAGCACAAATAGAACAGCAGGAACAATCTCGGGCGGACAGGCTAGCAGCCCTGCAAGAGGCTCTAGGATCGTCCACAATCGCCTCGCAGGGGTTGGCTAGGGACATAGACCAATTCGGACTTGGAGAGGCTAGGGATCGATCCTCGGAGCTTTCAGCCCCTATTACTAGAAATAAGGCACCATTAGGATTAGATATATTAGGAAATCGAGTTAATGTCCCAGGTACAATGAGAGGTCTTACTAGTGCTCAAGATATAATTGGTAGATTACTTGGTAATCAGAATGATGCTGCCGATAGAATTTTCAAACAGAAAAATCCTAAATTATTTTCAAGTGGTGGTAGAGAGCCTACTGATATGGAATTAGCAATTAAGATATTAACAGATGTTACTGGGCCTTTAACTCAATTAGAAGCACTTAATCCAGAAAAAGCAGGAGCAGGATTAAAGGTTAGAGAAGATTATATTTTCCAGACTTTACCTTTATTACTTGCAAAGATTAAAGCATTACGTAGTGGCGGTGGTATGCCTTCAGATAGTTTAGGTGATAGTGGTTTATCAGATGAACAAGCATATAAATTATATTTACAACAAAAAGCTAAGTAGGAATATCTAATGCCACTATCAAAAGAAGCCTTTGCTAAGTTAAGATCTCAAGGACTTAGTATAAAACAAATTGTAGCTTTCGAGAAAGGCAATGTTCCTAAACGTGACCCTGATACAATAGCTAAACCTATAGGAACTCCTGCTAAGATATTTGAGGCAGGTGAACGTGCCTTAAATGTTTTATCTGATCCTGCTACTAAGAAAATTTATGGGCCACTAGCACGTAAATTATCTATTAGCCCCCAGGCTAGGGCTAAAATACAAGCATTGGAAGGACAGAAAAATGTTGCTTATCCTTCTGATATTTTAGAAGAATTAGTCCCACAGTTAAAAGCTAATACAATTGCTTCAGATATTCCTTTTATGTTACCTATGGGTGGTATGATACAAGGTGCCCCACGTATAATTGCTAAGACAGCAGTAGATGTAGCACTTGATCCTTTATCATTTCTTACATTCTTCCAGAAGTCTCCATTAGGTGCATTAGTAAGAACAGTTCATGAAGCCAAACAAGCTAGTCAATCTATTAAGTTAAGTTCTAAAGTAGCTAAACAAATAGCCAAAGAGATGGGAGTAGCTACTCCAAGTGCTAAAGTAATTAAAGACTTTATTAAGAAGTATCCTAAGCCTGCTGGTAATATTACTCAAGAAATGTTACGTAAAGAGAAAAGTTTAATTTCTGCTAATCTGCCATTCACTGATGCAAATATACCTTTACTAACAGGTAAGCCAGCAGCTGTATTAACTCAACCATTTAGTGCTTTAGCTAAGACTAAACAAGTCAATTTTATTGAGAATGCAGTTAGAGATGTTTTTTCTACTAAAAGTGGTAATGAAGATTTTGATCTTTTAATTGGGAAAGCTAGAGATATAGTTCATTATAAAACTGGAATAGAAGTAGATGAAGGTAAAACATTTAATAAGAAGTTAGATGATCTCTCTAGAGAAATGGGTATCCCTAGAGATGAGTTAAATAATAAGTTAACGGCTATTGGGGAGCTTGCCACTAAGCCTACTAAAGCACAAGTTAAAGCTAAGTATAATAAGAATGTTTATGATATACTAGAAAATACCTATCATGGAAAAGTAATAGACTCTCAAGTAAAATTTAAAAATACTGAGACTGCCTATAAGAAAGCTTTTGCATTAGGTGATGATGACTTAGCAGTAAAACTTAGAACAGATATGGATAAACATAGTAAAGATATTGTAGATTATCAATCAGAATTAAATAAGTTACAAGGTAAGTATGCTCCCCCGCCGTCTATGAATCCTAAAGAAGCAGCTATAGTAAAAGAGATAAAAGCAAAATATGCTAATGCATTATTTAAGAATCAAGTATCAGGAGTCAAAGCATTACCTTTATTAGCTGATGGTGAGTATGTTCCACATATTACTACATTAGAGGCTGCTGAGGCAGCACGTAATTTATTAAAAAAGGAAGGTAAGTTTCCTTCTAAACTATCACAGAAGGAATTTAACACAGAATTAACTAACTCATTCCGAAGACAATTTAATGAAATTAAACCTATTGTTATTAAAGCTTGGGAACAAGCAGGTCTTATAACTAACAGAGAAGCTAAGGCTATCTTTAGTAAAAATCCTTTAACAGTAGTAACTACAGATAAATTTGGGAATAAGTTTAAAAATAAACTCCCTAATGGTATGGATATGTTAGATAATTTATTAAAAAAAGGTAAGATTACAGAGGCACAATTCACTGATGCCGTCCATTCATTGACTGTAGACGATGTTAATGAATTAAGTCGGCAGGGTAAGTTATCTAATATGTTTGGTGATTACACAGGTGAAGTTTTCCATACTGATCCTGTCTTTACTTCTACAGTACGTGGTGTTAAAGGTGAAGTAGCCAATACAGCAGCAGAATTTTATCAACAAATGACTAAGAGAGGATTAGCAATACCCGATGCTAAAGCTCCCCCTGATTGGGTTAATGTTAAACAAGCAGAATTAGAAGGATTTAAGGTAGAGCCTAGAATTGCAAGAGTATTAAATAAGTTAAATG